GAAAGACCCTTTCAACTTACCCTCGGGCACACCGGCAGAAACCAAGAAGCCCATAAGAAAAGGCATAGCCTTTGGGTTCAAGGAGAAGCTGTCCTTGTGACGAATCCCGTTCGTCATCATGTAGACGAGCAAACGGTTGGAATCCTCGTAGTGACGAAACTCCAGGATTTGGGCAGAGTGAAGCCCGGTTTCAAGATAGCCGATACCGGCTCCCGCAGGAGAGTGTCCGGTAAAGTCGAGTTCAATAGTTACAGACATTTGTGACTCCTAAGTCAGTCTGGGGTGAAAACCCACAACACACACGCGAGTGGGAAGGATGGGACCGAAAGCAGGCAACTCGGGGGACAAAGGAAAAACCCAAAACCCGCTCTCGGTCCACTAAAGGAATAAGCCCTCTTCTTCCTCGACGGGTCGAGAGAATAGCTCAAGAGCTTCTACGGTTTCGTAATGCTTGATGGTCGCTCGGTGCAATCCATCCTGAAGAGCCCAACGAATGTGAGGGAGTTCTTTCTTGCCTTTGAGATTCTCAACGGCCTTCCGAAGAACATCCGACCAGTTTTCAATACCGGCCTTCAAGATTTCATCACACACACCCTGGGCAACTTTATCAATCCATTCCAATCCTTTAGGATAAGGAATCTGATACCCAGCGGCTCTAAGCCCTTCTGCGATATTCATTGGAGCCATGCCGGGAAAGACAGAAAGCCTGTCTCCGGAGACGTAATCTGGCTGAGGCTCAAAGCAGAGTTGGTACTTCCAAGGGGCAGCGGTAGGCTCGAACATTGCTCGGCCAATCACGTCGACCATGCCGCTAAACTTTTCTGGGAGCTGACCGGGTAGTGAAGGACCACCGCGAACGAACTTACCGCTGCTTGTTCGAGGGGGTTGTTCGTGGCAGTTGAAGATGACAATCATCCCCAGGGCAGTAGCTGCGCGAGCAGCATCTCGGCAGGCGAGCACGTCTCTCGTCAAGGCCGACCACATTCCTCCTCTTCCCTTAGAAGTTTCGTACTCGTTGATAGTAGACTCCACCATCAGGGAGAAGTCATCAATAACAATAGAGGGAACTTTCGTTCCTTTAGAAACGGCAGCTTCAATGGCTGCTGTCGCTTCGGGAACAATCCGGGCAGAGACGGCGTTCAACTTATTGAGTCCCAGAAACCTCTGGGCAGAAAGAAGTCCTGCGGGATCCCCTATGAAGATTCCTGTCGCTCCTGCTGCGGCAGACGCGATTGTTTTTCCGGCTTTACTTGGTCCGTAGAGGCAGATGAATACGCCCCCAACAGGCGAACTGCTTCGACCATTGGATCCATTGGATCCATTCTTAGTAGACATCGATTTCTCCAAACACACACTTGTTGGTTTATGAAAGCTAACACACTGGTTTTTGATCGGTCAACTGGATCACGTCAATGATCTGGTCGAGGGTAACGATCTTTTCGAGGGTAGGGTCTTGTTCGTCTCCACTCTGTAGACGGCGCTGGAGTTCAGAGCCAAAGAAGTGGAGAGCTTCAAGAACAACGGGTTTTTCTTTTTCGGTAATCTTGAGGAGAATCACCACGCACACTCCTCACACACCTTGGGGGTGTAGTCGATCGTCGTATCATTCACAGGGATCAGTTCGTCCTCTGGCACCATGGCATCACACTCCTCACACTCGACGAGGCAATCAGCATCATCTTCCGGAGAGGCGAGTTTCCAGTTGTCGTATCCAATAGGGAGTTCCATTATTCATCTCCAAAGCGACACAAGTCATACGCATCGCACTGTCCGTACTTCCCAAAGCACGTTTGATTATTCAAAGCCATCGGCCAGTCCAGAACATCTTTTCCCTCAAATAGGGCTATCTTTCTCTCTCCTTCTTCAATGACTTGGACGAAGTGTTTGAGAGCATTGGGTGCTGGCTCAAGCGGACGACGGTCAAAGTCATGAGGTGCGGAGAGTTTGATTCGATTGACCAGAACTCCTGCAAACCTTTCTTTGTATCGAGCTTTACCGAAGAGTTGGTATCCAATGAACTGTCCATCAAGAATGTGCTGTCGGAGAGTTTTCGAGTTCAAGCGGTAGGCCGACTTGTGGTCAACAATCCACACTCGCTCATTGGCGTCCTCGATGATGAGGTCTGCTCGTTGAGTGTAGAGATGCTTCTTTGCTCCGAGGTGAGCTTTGAGTTGGTGCTCGACGTCGAGAACTTTCCACTCTTCAAAGTGCCAGTTGTGCCGATAGGCAAAGTAGGCGTCTTGTATCTGAGGGATAGCGGCCATCCATAAGGGAGACTCATCTTCATTCTTCTCCGCGAGGGCGACGATTGCATCTTCTGGTAGAAGCCAATCATCTGGATTCCCTCCTGTTTGTTTCTCTTTTAGTCTCTGGTAATGATGCGCCAGGGCAACATGGATCAGCGATCCATTTACTAAGGGAGCAGACACCTTGAATCCCTTTCCTGCAATCTCTCTCCACGCGAATAAACGTGGACAGCGGATCACATTCTGTATTCGGTGCCACCCTCTCTCGGAGGGGCCAGCGTCTAATAGTTTCATTGCCTGTTCCTTTTTAGTATAGTCAAGTGAGCGTCGAATGCAAGACTCAAATGTCAAGAGGATGTCAACTGAGCCACTCTTTGGAGAAGACGTTCGCCTGCGCCCTCGGAGTTGTCGACGCCACCCAGGGCATTCTCAATCTCCTCAGCCGCTACATCTTCTCCTACCTCTCCGACGTGAGGAAGTTTGTCTAAGAGGAGGTCAGCTACATCCTCGTCTGCTGTGGTTCGTGCAATCACATACGAAACGAGAACTGCTCTCTTCTGTCCAAGACGAGAGAAACGTCCTTCCCATTGGATCACCTTGTCTGGAGTCCAGGGCAGCATAGCGATGAGAGCGAGGTCGGTGTCCTGCAAGTCTACGCTTTCTCCCCAAGCATCTCCTGTTCCGACAAGAAGACACGGACCAGGGTGAGACATATACTCGTGGCGAATCTCATCTCGGTCAGAGGGATCTGTCCCACCGTGCGCCCACCACATGCTGCATCCTGAAATCTTGTCTGCGACTTTCTTCAATCTCGCTGCGAGACGTTCACAGTCTAATCGTCTTCCAGAAAAGACAGTCACCTTCTGACCACACTTCAGGGCAGACAGCACCCGGTCCTCTACATAGGAGTGTTTGCGAGAAGCAGCTTCCATTAGCAGGGTCTCGAAGAAACTCTCTCGTCCTTCTTCTCCTCCTGCCTTTGCCATCTTCTGGGCCTTAGCGAGTTCTCGCTTCATCGCAGAGGGCTTGTCTTGTTCTGATACTTCTAATCGAACAACCTCTCTCCTCTTCTTGGGCAGATGCTTGTTCACCTCGTCTCGGGTGACTCGAACCTTTACTTCCCGAAGGCGATCCCGGAGTTCCTCGACGTTGCTCTTTCCGAGGTACTCATAGCCATAACCATTGTGTTGACCCGCGCAGTACCGAATGCCGAACTGATGGAAACTACCCCACTGCCAGGGCTCAATGATGTCTAACTGAGTCCACAAGTCTCTAACCCTCCCGGGCACAGGAGTAGCCGTTAGGGCAAGACGTCTTTCTGTAACCGCAGCAATCCTCCGGGCAGAGTCCAGACTGTTCCCGAGTCCATCAAATCGAATCGACCCGTCAGGCATAACTGTCGCCTTGGTATGTTTGGGTCGTCGTAGCCAGTGAATCTCATCCCACACAGCTACGTTGGGTCGAGCAAGAACAATCTCGTCTACCCAGTATTTGATTGTCTCCCATGCAGTAATGTACAACTTGGTAGGGTCGAGCGGTATTTCTCTTGCCTTCTGCCCTTTTAGCAACACGGGCTCAAGAACTGTGTAGCGTTCACACTGCTCCGCCCATGTCCCCCGAGCCGCAGCTTTGGTGATGACGAGCTTGATTCCCATCGGCGCGATTCCGATTGCATAGACCAGTCCGACTAAGGTCTTGCCCGCTCCAGGAGGAGCCCACCCATGTGACCCCGGCATCGCGAAAGCCTTGCGAAGCATTCGACGCTGATGCTCTTTCGCGAATCCATTGAGGTCTTGTCTCAGTAGAGGGTTGGATAAGAACCCAGAAACTACCTCGTCGGGAACTTCTCGAATACCCGGTGAGGGCCATCCAATAACTGAATGGGCGTTCAGTGGAACTCGATAGGATCCATTCTTGTTTGTCCAGATGCCAGGGATATTCTCCGCACCATCGGGCACACTTCTGCTAAAGACGAACGGCCTGTTTTCCATCGTCTCTTCTCCTTTGTTTTTTATGAAAGACCTGAGTCAACCCCGGGCATTGCTACTACTGTTTCTTCCTTGCGTTCAGGGAGGTTTAGGTAAGCCTGGAACTTCTTACCTCCGAGTTGAATCCATTGAACTCGAACGTCATCAACTCCAATGAATGCGAGACGAAGAGTAGACTCGGGTCGAATGTCTCGACGTCCGTTCCTCTCACACCACGTTCGATAGGAACCGTAGATTAGTTCGCAGGGAAGAACTCCCCGTCCTGTCACCACGTCGTTGTGGGAAATACCGATGTACTCCGGACCAGGAGGATAGTCAGCAATCGCATCGGCAGCGCCGACTTCTGCTACGAGATCCACGAAATGGTCCACGCTTCCTCGGGATGCTTCCTGGAGAAGCTTGCGAGCCTTAGCAGCATAGGGACGGGAGATGAGTCCGTAGTCTACTTCCATCGCATGGAGATGATGAGCGAAGGCTCTAACTTCCAGCGCGAAAGAACGAGAATACTTTCCAGTCTTAGGATTGAAGCAACCGGAGAGCATCCGCCTATAATCCCAATCACAACCACCGGGCACAAGAACAGTGAAGCGGCGGTCATCCTTCTCAATGATGAGAGGTCGACGGTCATTAGAAGTGAGCCACCATGTCATGCGGTTCTCAACCTCCGTCCGGGCAGCATAGGGAGCACGACACGGAACTCGGTCGTCTGTAATGTATGCCTTCAACGCAGGGATAACAGCATCCTTATCTCGGGAACCAGCAACCG